ATAATTGGTTTAATAGCTATTTTTGCAATTCGTAATAGTTGGTTAAAGTTCCCTCTGTAAGTACAGGGGGAATTTTTTTATATGCAATCGGGTATAAGTGCAATGATTTGCACTAATTTATATTCTTTCAGGTATAAAATGAATTATATCGCCCAAAAGTGCAATAAAATGGGCGATATATGACACGTTAATGAGCCAAATAATTCTGCTAATCGGCTCAACTGCATGAATTTTTCTGAATTTTTCATGCAAAAATAATTTTGTTATTTAAAAAAGAGTTTATATATTTGATCCCTAAACCAATTATTATGCAAACAGTAAAAATCAAAGGCAAGGACTATGTTCCTGTACATGAGAGAATCAAATGGCTCAATGAAAATTACGAGTACAACATCGAAACAGACTATCAGTATTTCGCTGAGAGGCGGATGTGGGTAGTAAAAGCCAAACTCACAATTAGCGGAGCTGATAGAGATTACATCTACACAGGTCATGCTCAGGAAATCGAATCAGACAATTACAGAGAAGTAAATCACACATCAGCATTAGAGAACGCAGAAACATCTGCAGTAGGTAGGGCCTGTGCTATGGCTAACATTGGCATAGATACAGGGATAGCATCTGCTGATGAAGTTGAAAAGGCAATTAACAGAACTTCTATTGATGAAGTAGGCGAGGAAAATAGATTGTACCTGCTAACCCTTTTAGAGAATACAACCTATGAGGAAAGGCAAAAGGAACAACTCGCAATCAGGATTGGTGCACTTGTAAAACAGGCTGACTATGACAAGGCTCTGCTAAACCTACAGGCTAACCAGATTCAGGATAAAGACAGGATTGCAATGGGTTTAAATTACTCGCAATCTGATATTAAGAAAACCTTAAAACGCAAAGAGAATGTTGGATAAATACAATGAACACTATCAGAGGATGATTAAGTATCTTGAGCAGCCTCTGCCCAAAGAGCCAGAGGAGCTCATTGAAAGACTCAATAACCTATCTATCCTAATGACCAGATCAGGCAATTACATGACTGAATGCCAATACAGAATTGATGAGGTTGTTGATATTGAATGCAAAGTGAATCTGGAGCTATTAGACAAGTTTTCAGCCTCTACATTCAACATGATGATCAAGGCTAAGGCAAAGGATTGGAACAGGCTAAAAACAGGCTTTGAGAGGTGCTGCTCTGCTGCAGTACATCAGATAGATGCAATCAGAACTTTAATTTCATTTGAAAAAGCAAAAATTCAGATATTATGAACTCTTACCAACAATTACCCCCACAGGAAAGAATGGTTATTATGGCGAAAATTTATCATCACATTTGGTATTCAGAAGTTAGATATTTCGATATGCTAAATATGTTAGATGAATGGGATAAGAACCCAACAAGAGAGGCAAAATTTTTAAATCAAATAACAGATGGAACAGAACTCAACGAAACCGAACTTTGCTAAAGGCATTTTCTTGACTAAGAAACAAGGTAAAAAGGGCGAATTTTTAGAACTCTCTATTAAGAATGGAGATGCCTATGATAAGTATGTATGTTTTCTCAGTCAGAAAAAAGACAAATTTGGCAACGAACAATTTACTATTTACGAAAAAACTAAAACAGATTTACCATTTTGAAACAGACCGAACCAACTAAATCAATTACGAGAAATTTTATCCAATCTATCATCAAAGATCATTATGAAATGATCGGGAAACTTGAGAAACTATTGGATCAGTTCCCTGTAGTTGAGAGGATAGCCAGACACAAACGCAGACCTGCTGAGGAAATAATCTTGGCAGTTAATGAGGTATTTAACACAGACTGCACAGAGCATAGCAGGAGGCAGAGAGTTGCTGATGCGAGGCATTGTGCAGTATATATGCTCAGGCAATATACTGACCTAACCCTTAAGGAGATAGGGGAACAGTTGGGCTCAAATGGGCATCATACTACAATTTTACACAGCATAAAGACCTGTAAAAATCTGATAGATATTGATGAGCATTTCGCAGAAAAATACAGTCAGACTAAAATTTTATTGGATTCTAAATTGCAATTAATTTAGTATATTTGTAGAAATGATGGGGCAATCATCATTATCTAAAACATTAACAATCCTAATGGGTGCGGAAATTGCCCTTCCAATCCCTTTAGGATTTTTTATTTTATGTTACCTACATTCATGTACATTCAAGAAGAAAACAACATTATTAGAGCAACTAAAATTCAACATTGGTTGACAAGATCACAAATACAAGAAGTATTACAAAGTTGTAATGATACTTTAAAATATTATGATCAAAACAATTATACAGATGATATAATAAATAAATTAAATGATGATTGGTTTGATGAAGAATATAATTTATATAAAAATTATTCATATGAAAAAGCAAAAACTTTTGTTTATATTATGATAGATCATAATACTAAATATTACAAAATAGGTAAATCAGATAATCCTTTAAAACGAGAGAAAACATTACAAAGTGAAAAACCTACAATAGAATTAGTTTATAAATTTGAATGTGAATATGGTAAAGAAAAAGAATTACACAATAAGTATAATTCGAAAAGAATTAGAGGTGAATGGTTTAATTTAGATGTAAATGATATTGAATATATTAAAACCAACTACAAATGAAAAAAGATGCATTTTATTTTCCTCATTTTTGTAATGCAAGACATGATAGGAAAATCAGGAGAATGGAAAAGGAATTAGGATTAGAATCCTATGCTATTTATTTTAAATTACTTGAAATATTAAGAGAGCAAATTGATTTTAAATATCCATTAGATGATATTGATTTATTAGCAGATGAAATTGGTACATCAGAACCAAAAGTAAAAGTTGTTATATCAAATTATGATTTATTTGTTGTTGATGAAGATAATAAGTTCTTCAGTATCAAACAGATATATTATTTACAGCCATATATTGAAAAAACTGAAAGAGCAAGATTAGCAGCAAAAAAGAGGTGGAATAATACAAATGATGATGCAAATGCAATGCAAATGCAATGCGATAGCAATGCAAGTAAAGTAAAGGAAATTAAAGTAAAAGAAATTAAAGAAAAGAAAGTATTTAAACCCACACTTTCTCAGGTTGAGGATTTTTTTCTGGAAAAGGGATCAACTACAGAACAGGCTAAAAAAGCATTTGATTACTATGAGGTTGCGGATTGGCATGATGCGAAGGGAAAGCCTGTAAAAAATTGGAAACAAAAAATGTTGTCAGTTTGGATAAATAATTCTAATTTTAAAAATAACTTTAATAAACCAACTAAAATGCAAATGTATGAGGACTTATTTAACAGAGTCGCAGCTAATCTCAAAAGCGAGGAACAGTCCAAAACTGATGGATTCGGATTCTCAGGATATATTGAAAATAATCACTAAAGGAATGATCCTATTAGGGGTAAAAGGTGAAAGGTTGCCTTCAGAGTTTGAGCTAAACTACATCTCAAAAATGATGAAGGTTGACTATGCTAACCTACCTATAGGAGAGTTTGATCTGGCATTCGAGCTGTGTGCTAAAAACAAATTGGATGAGGTTGCGGAAACTTTCCAGAACTTTTCAGTCCTTTACCTAACCAGAATGATGGGCAGCTATGCCAGATGGGTTAGAGCTAATTATGTTCCTGAGCCTATCCCAGAAACAAAACAAATAGAAGCTCCAAAGGTATCTGATGATGAAATCCTGCAGACATCATTCGAGATATACAAGAGGAATAAAGATTGGGAGCATATTTTCAATGGGTTGAGATGTTTCAAAATTCTGCATAGCAGAGGATTAATAACAGACTTTGAGGGGACTCTGGAAAGAACAGAGAATGCCATCAGAGAGAAGTTTAGGTATGCTGACCACAAAGAAAAAAAGGAGATGAAAGAGATTCTGGAGGATGATGAGAAAATGGAATTAAATTGTCGCAGAATGGCAGTTGCTGAATATTTCAAAACTTTAATGTAACTTTATGAGGTGTAAGATTTGTTTAAAATTATATACAGTAACAGAATACAATGGCAAAACAGGTAGCAAAGAGTGCCCACATTGCAGGTTTAAACCTGACATCCACAAAGGAACTGTCAGCCTCAGACCTTACAAAATGGGCAAAGCAGCATCTGGAAAAACAGGGGGTAAGACTTAACAGAGTTAATAATATCCCTGTCAGGAGGAGAAAGGGAACTATTGAGAAAGGATGGGCAGACCTGCAAGGCTATGATTCAAGAGGTATTTATGTTGCAGTTGAAGTTAAAAAAATCGGAGATACAGTAAAGCCAGAGCAGGTCAGTAGGTTGCATGATGTGGCATCCTGTGGAGGTAAGGCTTACATCTGTACAGAGGATGAGGGTAAACCTATCTTAATTGAGTTTGGTGAGTTTGGAGAGTTTGCGTAATGAGATACTCACAGAGTTCTGGAGCAGTAGAGAAGTGAATGAGGCTATCTCTAAAATGAAACCTGTGGAATTGCAGGAGGATTTGAAAAGTGAGGTTTTCCTGATATTGGCGGAATTAGATCAGCAAAAATTAGTGGATTTATACGATAAAAAACAATTGAGATTTTACATAGTCAGAATAATGCTGAACTTGGTACAATCTACAGATAAAAAGTTCTATAGAAAGTACAGGGACTTTGTGGAGTGGGTTGAAGTAGAAAAAGAGGATGTAAAAGAGGTTGACATAACAGAGGGAATATTAAACCATGTTGAGGGACTTTATTGGTATCAGAAAGAGATTCTCAGGTTGTATGCATTCGAGTTCAATGGCAATGCAAGGGAATTGAGCAGAAAGACAGGGATTCCATACATGAGTATAATAAGAACTCTAAACCAGACTAAAAATGAGCTCAGAAAGAAAATCAGAGGATAGCATAGTGCAGGAGGTTATAGATAAATTCTATAGCAGGAGTGAGGCAGGAATAAAAAAGTATGGGACTACTCTGGATAGGGATGATTTAAATTTGACTCAATGGCTAAACCATTTACAGGAGGAGTTAATGGATGCCATATTGTATATTGAAAAACTTAAAAAATGACAGCAAAACAAAAGGCAACCGAAATGTTAGAGAATATTGATGATATCATTGATTTGTATATACCAGATGCAGATATACAAGATGATGAAGTTATTCAGGCATTCAAAAAAGAATTTGCAATATTGGCAATAAATGAAATCATTTGGATTGCCTCTGATTATTCTGAGGAAAAGATTGTAACAAAGAGATTCTGGAGAAGTGTAAAAAAGGAGATTGATAAACAAATACCATTAATAGTATGATACTAATTGCCTCTGTTATGTTTGCTCTGTTCTTTACGGAGATACATATGTTCCATATGAAGTGGAAGTTAAATTTTAAGCCATTTAATTGCTCATCATGTCTGGCTGCATGGGTAGCACTTTTACTACTCTTTCTGCCTGATATATTCACTCAGGTTACATTCTATATGTTTACTGCAGGGGTAGTAGCTCCATTAGCAAGAAATACAATGATCAAATTATATAAACTTTTAATATGAAACAAGAACACAAAGACTATTTAGAGGAACACATTGGCAACTACCATACTGTCCAGAATGGGTATGTGAGAAATTTAGATATTCAATTGCTCAATATGTATGAGCATATCTACAAACTTTATCTTGATCCTCAGTTTGTTTTGACTAAATGGTGCAGCAGTTGCGTAATGGAAATGCTACAAAGACTATATGGGTATTATCTGAGTTTACCTCAGGAGATAGTTCAGGATTTGCCAATTGTACAAGAAACTGTACAAGAACCTGTACAGGAAAATGTACCTAAAAAAAGAGGCAGACCTAAGAAATGAGAATATTAGCCATAACAAGTAAATTCTCAGGGGTAGGTTATCATCGGATAATGCTGCCTTTGGTGCATATGCAGAAAGACTACTGCCTGATCACAGATACTTTGAGTGAGGAGATAGTTGCAAAAGGTTGGGATATATTCCTGATGAATAGGTTTCTGGCTGATATAAATATTCAGGACATCATAGATTGGCGAAAAAAATACGGATTCAAATTAGTAGTTGATAATGATGACTTTTGGCAGCTTGATCCAACTCATGTACTTTATCACAGATATGAGGCTAATGGCATAACAGACAGGATTCTGCAATATATTAAAATCGCAGACCTAAATACCTGCACACATGAAAGACTTGCAGAGGCAATCTATCAATATAATCCTAATGTAAATATTTTGCCTAATGCCCTACCATATGGAGAGGAGCAGTTTCTGGACAATAAAATAGAATCAGATAAACTCAGGTTATTCTGGGCAGGTAGCGGAACACATGAAAAGGATTTAAAGATTCTGAAAGAGCCTCTCAAAAGGTTGATTGGCAAGAATGTTAAAATGATATTGGCAGGGTATAATGAGAGCGAGGGGGACATTTGGAATTACATGGCTTATTATTTCTCTGCAGGTAGAAAATTAGATACTCATATTTACAGGTACACAGATGTAACGAGGTACATGGCAGCCTATGCAGATTCTGATGTGAGCCTGATTCCTTTGGTTGAATCTAAGTTCAACGGAATGAAATCAAATCTCAAGGTTCTGGAAACTGCTGCCAAAAAAAATCCTGCCATAGTTTCAAATGTCCATCCTTACAAAGATTTGCCTGTACTTTATGTAAATAAGCAGTCTGATTGGAATAAACATATTAACTCTTTGTTATACGATGAGCAGATGAGGATAGGCTTAGGACAGGAGCTTTTTGACTATTGCTCAAAACATTACAACTTTAAAGAGATAAATTCTAAAAGAAACAGCATTTATAGTAAACTACTCTAAATGCCTGTTATCAAATGCAGCAACGGAAAATACAGAATTGGAACAGGATCATGTATTTATGAAACTGAGGAAAAGGCTCACAAAGCATGGGCAGCAATCAGGGTTGCAATGGTTCAGTCATATACGGATTACCCACAGGCTGCAGTAAATGCTGCTAAAAGAGCAGTAGCATGGGCAGAAAAAAATGGTTGGGGAACTTGCCTGACTCAAACAGGCAAAGCCAGAGCTCATATGTTAGCTAACAAAGAACCCATTTCAAGAGAAACTATTTCCAGAATGGCATCGTTTGCAAGGCATTTGCAATATAAAGATGTTCCATATTCCAAAGGATGTGGAGGGTTAGCTGTTGATGCATGGGGCGGTCAGGCAGGAATAGAATGGGCTCAAAGAAAATTAAACGAAATAGATAATAAATGATTTATAAAAAATGGAAACAAAAAACTCAATAATTCCCACCTTTAGCTTTGATCAGTTTACTAAAGAACCTGTCAAGGCTTTTTTATTACTTACCCTTGTAGGGATCAGCTATTTATACGTAGATGGCAAAATGCAGTATAATGAGCAGATTGCAAAACAAGGTCAAAAAATTGAGCAACTTGAGGCAAAGATTGATATGCTTTCTGCACAGCTAAAAAGATCGGACAGCCTTCTATCTGCTGCTGCATCAAAACTTTTGGTTTTGCAAGAATTGGGGAAAATCAAATGAGATACATATTAATGATATTATTAATGTCATGCAATACCGATAATGAAAAGATTATCGTAAATAAAGAGATTAAAAAACCATTGTATGACTCTGTTATGAAAATGCTGCCTATAGCGGAAAAAATAATTATCAAGAAAGAGAGGCAAATAGTATATAAATTTCAAGAGGCAGAGAAAAAGATTGTAGAATTACAAAAGGAAAACGAGAAATTAAATGAATTATCTAAAATAACAAAAACAGTTATTGTTAGAGATACCATTTACATAAAAGAGAAAACAAATTTTTGGGGTAAAAAACGTATCAGCACAGATAGTTCAAGCTCCATTGACTCAACAATAATAGAACAATGAAAAAGCTAATAGATTGGGCAAAAGGTTTTTTATCAGACAAAGGAGAAGCCTCAAGTAAAAGATTAGTAGGTTTGGTTTGTGCAGGTTTTTTGTGTTGGACTCTTTATGAGAATCATAAGTCAGAGCATACTCCATCTGATGCATTGGTATGGGCAGTAGCAGGTTTGGCAGCAGCAGCCTTAGGATTTACTTCATATGAAAAAGCTATAAATAAAAAAGATGAAACTAAGTGAGCATCTGGATTTAGTAGAAGTAACGAGGAGCGAATCAGCCAAGAGGAGAGGGATTTCTAATATGCCTACAGAGGAGCATACCAAGAATCTAAAACTCATAGCTGAGAAAGTTTTCGAGCCTATTAGAGCCAATTTCAGGCAGCCTATCCGTATTAGTAGTGGTTACAGATCACAGGCATTAAATGCTGCTATTGGCGGTGCAATGAAATCTCAGCATAGTTCTGGGGAGGCACTTGACATTGATATGGATGGAACTGATATTGATAATGCAGAAATCTTTAAATTTATAAAAGATAAATTGGACTTTGATCAATTGATCTGGGAGTTTGGGACAAAACAAAATCCTGATTGGGTTCATGTGAGTTATTCAGCCTCAGGAAAGCAGAGGAAACAGGTTTTGAGAGCTATAAAGGAGCAAGGCAAAACCAAGTATATACCATATGCAGACTAAACGCAGGAGGTTATTTTTTGACATAGAAACAAGTCCTAACATTGGATTATTCTGGGAGGCAGGTTTCAAAAAGAATATTGACTACTCTAATATCATAAAAGAGAGGGCAATTATTTGCATTTGTTACAAATGGGAGGATGAAAAGGAGGTTTACGGATTACATTGGGACAAGAAACAAAGCGATAAAAAAATGATTGAGGAATTTATCAAAGTAGCTGACCAATCAACTGAAATGGTTGGACACAATGGAGATAAATTTGATCTGGCATGGATCAGAACCAGATGCCTATTTCATGGCATAGATATGTTTCCAAAGTACACAACTATAGATACCCTCAAGGTTGCGAGAAGCAAGTTTAGATTTAACTCAAACAGGCTCAATTACATAGCTAATTATTTAGGCATTGGCAGTAAAATAAAAACAGAGTTTGATCTCTGGAAAGCAATACTATTGGATAGTGATCAGGCAGCAATGGAAAAAATGATTAAGTATTGCAAAAATGATGTAATTTTATTGGAGAAAGTTTTCAAGCATTTAAATAATCATATTGAACCGAAAACTCACTATGGTGTTTTGTTTGGTCAATATCGGGGAACTTGCCCTGAGTGTGGTAGTGATGATATTAAAAGAAACGGAATTAGAACTACTGCAACAGGAGTGATAAAGGTTATGTATAAATGTAAAACTTGTAACAAGCATCATCAAAAAACTGACAAATGATACCTAAAAAAATAAATAAGATGAGCATTGAAGAACAAGAGGTTTTTCTTGTAAAGAAATTACAGGAGCTGCATAGCAAAGAAACTATTTATAGGAGGGCACTTGCACAGGTAAGAGGTAAACATAAATTAGAAGTATCAGATTTGGAAAGACCTGATCTGTTAGAAATGAAAGATGAAGTTAAAGCTGCATGATAGAGTTGAGCCTAAGATTAAAATCAAATACCGAAAACTCGGTAAAGAAAGGGCATGGGGTATAGCTCATTCTGATGGGTTAATCGAAATTGATCCATCGGTCAAATCTAAAAAGCATTTAGAGATAGTAATACATGAGGTATTGCATATCTTATTTCCTAAAGCATCAGAAACAGAAATTGTAAATAAATCAATAACTTTAACTAAAATATTGTGGGCAGAACATTACCGAAGGGTTGAGCCTGAAGTAATTCAGCCTTTACAGGATGGCAGCAAATGAAAAAGCATACACAGATATACATGAAATTTTTTGGATATGGGATCGAGGATTTTATTGGATGTGAAGTATGCGGTAATAAAGCTGTTGACATTCATCATATTGATAGCAGGGGTATGGGTGGCAGCAAAGATAAAGACACGATCCAAAACCTGATGGCAGTCTGTAGAATGTGCCATGAAAAGTATGGTGACAAAAAAGAATACACAGAGTTATTAAAAGAAACCCACAGGAGGTTTATAGATATTTATGGCAAAATGTACTGATAAAGAATTTCTGGAAACAGAATTAAAAATGGGGATTAGTTTAGATAATCCTGCATTCATGGATTTAGCAAGAAATACAGTTGCTCAATTAAATGGATATGGCTCAAAGATTCTGGATTATGGCTGTGGAGTTGGAGCATACTCAAAGGCAGCAATTGAGCATGGGTTCGAGGTTTATGCATTCGAGAAATTCAAGGCTCACAAAGATTATTTAAAGATACATTTACCTGAATTAAAGGTAGTAAGCAAACTGCCAAAAACAGATATATTGATGTTTATTGAAACTGCAGAGCATATGACAGACAATCAGATTACTTTGATATTTGAGCAGATTAATCCAATATGGATTCTGTTCAGCAGTACAAGTCAAAGAATACCTGAATGGGATGAACAATGGGGACATATAAACATAAAAGATCAGCCTGAATGGGATTCATTTTTCTTAAACTTAGGTTATAGAGTTCACAAACAAGTTTCACTTCCTACAGAATGGTCAAAGATTTATCAATTAATGTAAGATGAAAAAAGGATCACAGGATAAAATAAAAGTTTCTTTCGGCAAACGCAAAAAAGGCAAAGCACAAAAATCATTTAACAA